CTTTTGTTAATGGCATCATGGAAGGCAAAGAGTGGGTGTGGGAAGGATCAGTTTTGCGCGAGAAAAAATGTCAAGAGATTAAAGAATCTCTAAATATTACTATGGTTGATAGAGAAATCTATGAGGCAAATAAATTGCGCCTCTTTGCAGACTTTCTGTCACATATCTAAACCCTAAATAATACTAGCAATTTCAGGTACTCTCGGAAACTTCAAATGAGCGTTAATAACGAACTACATGAGATGGAGAACCAGGTAACGAAGGGTGCTCAGGCTGCCGATCCCATGCCTAAGGCACCTAATTATGTTCCTGACGCAGGAGCAATCGAAGACCTCGGCGGTCCTACTCCAACCAACTCCAGACCAGACGACGGGTCCAACAAACTAAAGACCCCTTCTGCTACTCTAGCCCAGAAAGGCGATCCGCATTTTAAAAATGCTGCCGCTGCTACCACGATGCCAGGACCCGGTGCTCTAAAGAGCTCTGGTTATGGTCGTGGTGCTAACGAAGAAGTAGAAGCAGAAGAAGAACTCAATCTGGAGGAGGACGTTGCTGCTCTCCTCGAAGGCGAAGAGCTTTCCGATGAGTTCCAAGAAAAAGCAAAGACTGTTTTCGAAGCAGTCGTAAAAACTCGTATTGCTTCTGCTAAAGAAGCAATGGAATCTCAGTACGAGCAGACACTTGTAGAGCAAGTAGAAGCGATCAAGTCTGAGCTTACTGAGCGCGTTGATGGTTATCTTGAGTACGTTGCTCAAGAATGGATCAACGAAAACGAACTCCAAGTCCAAAACGGTATCCGTGGCGAACTTTCGGAGTCCTTTATGACAGGTCTCAAGGGACTTTTTGAAGAACATTATGTACAACTCCCTGAAGAAAAATACGATGTACTAGAGGCAATGGTCTCTAAACTTGATGAGATGGAAAACAAGCTCAACGAACAGATTGACAGCAATGTCGCTTTAACTAAGCGTCTTTCTGAATCTGTTTCTGACAACATCCTAGATGACGTATGTGAAGGTCTTGCCCTTTCCCAAAAGGAAAAGTTAGCGGGTCTTGCTGAAGGTGTTGAGTTTGAAAGTGAGGAACAATATCGCGAAAAACTTGTTACACTTCGCGAAGCATATTTTGCTCAGAAACCTGTAACAGAATCGCAAGAGGTTATCTCTGAAGATGCCCCTGTTGGCGAAGACGTTTCTCCAGCAATGGATGCATACCTACGCGCTCTAACCCAGTTCAACTAAATTAACTAAAACTTCCCCTTAAGGAAACCCCCAAATGTTCAATTCTTCTCAATTACAGAAGAAGTGGGCACCTCTACTAGAAGCTGAAGGTCTTGATAATATCAAGGACAATCACCGTAGAGCTGTTACTGCCCAACTTCTCGAAAACCAAGAAAGATTTTTAAGAGAGGACCGTGCGTTCCTCGCCGAAGCACCCCCTACCACCTCACTAGGTGGTGGTGGCGGAACTGGTTCCGCTCCTGCCTTTGGTGGCGGTGCTGCCTCTGGTGGTCCTGTTGCTGGTTTTGACCCCGTTCTAATCAGCCTCATCCGTCGCGCAATGCCCAACTTGGTCGCTTATGACCTTGCTGGCGTTCAACCGATGAACGGTCCTACTGGACTGATCTTCGCAATGCGTTCACGCTACGACAATCAGTCTGGCACAGAAGCATTCTTCAACGAGCCTGATTCGGCATTCTCCGCTCAGAACTCCAACGCATCCTTTACCGATCAAGGCGATTACGCCCTTGGCACTACTGACGGCGGATCCGACGTTGGTTTCGGTACAACTGCCCAAGGCGGTTCTAATCCTTCCATCCTTAATGGTGGTGCTGGTAACGCTTATAACGTTGGTCAGGGATTTAATGCTCAGAAACTAGAAACCCTAGGTGATGGTTCTAGCAACGACTTCCGCGAGATGTCGTTCAGCATCGAGAAGGTCACTGTTGCTGCTCGCTCCAGAGCACTGAAAGCTGAGTACTCACTTGAGCTTGCTCAGGACCTTAAGGCGATCCACGGTCTAGACGCCGAGGCGGAACTCGCTAACATCCTCAGCACTGAGATTCTTGCTGAGATCAACCGCGAGATCATCCGTACCATCTACAAGGCTGCTGAGCCTGGTGCCCAAACTAACACTGCCACCGGTGGCGTGTTCGACCTCGACGTTGACTCCAACGGACGTTGGATGGTTGAGAAGTTTAAGGGTATGATGTTCCAACTCGAAAGAGATGCGAACGCAATCGCTCAGAGAACTCGTCGCGGGAAGGGTAACATCATCCTTTGCTCTGCTGACGTTGCTTCTGCTCTAGCCGCCGCTGGACAACTGGATTACACGCCTGCCCTCAACGCTAACCTGAACGTTGATGACACCGGCAACACCTTCGCTGGTTTGCTAAATGGTCGCTTCAAGGTCTACATCGATCCTTTCGCTGCTAACCTGACCGCTGATCAGTACTACGTCATGGGTTATAAGGGTTCTTCCCCTTACGACGCAGGTCTGTTCTACTGTCCTTATGTTCCTCTCCAGATGGTTCGTGCCGTCGGTCAGGACACCTTCCAGCCAAAAATCGGATTCAAGACTCGCTACGGCATGGTCTCGAACCCCTACGCCGAAGGCACCACACAGGGTCTCGGACGTATCACCGCTGGTTCCAACCGCTACTACCGTCGCGTTAAGGTCCAAAACCTTATGTGATCACGGTTTATATACCGCCC